GGTACGCGGCCATCGGCACAGATAGAAAATTATACATTTACACAGAAGGTACAGCATACGATATAACACCTATACGTCGTGGTCCTACATCTTTAACAAATCCTTTTACAACAAACGGCACTAACAACGTCACCGTAGCGGATACAGGACACGGTGCTATACAAGGTGATTTTGTAACCTTTGATTCTTTCTCTGCTATTGACGGTTTAGATATGAATAATGAATTTGAAATTACATCTATTACAGATGCTAACTCTTATGTTGTAACACATACAGATACAGCGACAGGCTCTACAGCAGGAGGCGGTGGTACAGGTAATGCAAATTATCAAATTAGTATTGGACAAGAAACATCAACCTATGGTTATGGTTGGGGTACTGATGCATGGAATGTTGATGCTTGGAACACACCACGATCTACATCTACCGTAACGATTGATGGTCGTAACTGGGCTTTTGATACGTTTGGTGAAGACTTAATTGCAACCGTACATAAAGGATCTACTTATCGTTGGGATACATCATCAGGAACCTCAAGCAACAGAGCTGCTGTTATTTCACAAGCTCCTACAAGTTCACGGTTTAATCTTGTTTCTATGCCTGATAGACATGTCTTTTTATTTGGTACAGAAACAACAATTGGTACAGCTTCTACGCAAGATGATTTATTCTTGCGGTTTTCCTCCCAAGAAGATTATACGGATTGGACACCTGCTGCAACAAACACAGCAGGTTCCTTCCGTATTCAAGATGGATCAAAGATTGTGGCAGCAACAAGATCACGTAATGCGGTGTTAGTTTGGACAGATACATCCTTGCACGCATTACAATTTGTTGGTGCACCTTTTACTTTTTCTCTTGTACAATTAGGTGGTGGATGCGGTGCTGTTGGTGTTCATAGTGCTGTTGATATTAACGGTGTTGCGTATTGGATGTCACAAAATGCTTTCTTCTTATACGATGGTACTATTCGTAAACTACCATGTTCGGTGCAAGACTTTGTCTTTGAAGATTTTAGCGCGGCTCACCAACCAGAAACATATGCAGGTGTTAATTCAGAGTTTAATGAAATTACTTGGTTTTATGCGTCTGCTGATTCAAACTTTATTAATAGATCCGTAACGTATAATTATTTAGAAAAGACATGGTATACTAATACATTAGCAAGAACAACATGGACAGACTACGGTGTCTATCAACAACCTTATGCAACATTATATAGCCCTACATCTTTACCAACAACGCCTACTGTATTAGGTGTCACTGCTGGTGCTACCACCTATTATCAACAAGAAACAGGAACTGATGATAACTTAACAGCAATGACAGCTTTTATACAGTCAGGTGATTTTGATATTCAAGACGGACAACAATTACTACATATCAGTCGCGGTATTCCTGATTTTAAAAACCAAACAGGTAATGCAACAATTACCATGAACTTTAAAACATATCCAAATGATACATCATCTACTACTGTTACTAGAACCGTTAATTCTAGCACGACAAGATTTGATACACGTGGTAGAGGTAGACAAACAAATTTAAAAATTGAAAGCACGGATCTTGGCGCAAACTGGCGATACGGTACATTGCGTTTAGATGTGCAACCAGATGGAGGTAGATAATGGCTAAAATAGCAACAACAAGATTACCTGATGCAACGCCTGACTATCAGGCAGAACAGTTTAACGCGCTTATTCGTATTCTTGAACAAATTACACAACAATTAAACTTTGGTTTTCAACAAGACATAAAAGACGAATCAACGGCTAGGAGCTGGTTCCGTGTCTGATATTTTTATTAGTAAATCAGCAGTGGGCACAGGTAGTGCGGTAGCAACATATACCGTACCAACAGCCGACTCAGGAGCCGTGCCTCCCGTCCCACCGACCACGGCCATTATTAAAAGTATTCGTCTATCCAATCAAACAGGTGGTGCGGTAACAACAACAGTATCTGCTTTTGATAACAGTGAATCGGATAGAGAAATACCTTTGTATATAAACAGTTTAGCAGATGCTTCAGAAATAGAAGTATTATCAGAAGGCGTTCCTATTGTATTAGAACAAGGAGATGCTATTAAGTTAACAGGATTAAATGTAAGAATATTAATTAGTATAATGGAGATAACGTAATGTCAGAGATAGGTAAAAAAGTACAAGACGCTGAAGTTATTGGCTACGAGGAAGTAGACGGAAATAAAGTTCCTGTTTTAAAACCAGAGGTTTGGGAAAAAGTGTATTGTAATAATTGTAGTAATGAAGTTGATTCAGAAGAGTTAGCAACAGGTGATTGTAGCGACTGTGGTAATCCTTGGGCTTCAACGAAGACCAAAGATGTTACCATTCGCGTTGTTAAGATGCCAGACGTTTTTGGATCTGGAGGAGAACTTTAATTTTTCCTGCACTCGCAGTTTTCATCACAGTGACTTGAGTTGTCTTTCTGATGTTTTTCTAATTCTCTTTCCATAGTCATTAAACGTTCGTGATAGCGCCCCACCTTGTCAGCGAGGACAGCTATGGCTTTTAGTACTTCTTGATTTTCCATAATGTCTCCTGTGATTTGTATTTTGGTGAGAACCTAATTTAAACATATTTTCTCTTCAATCAATATTCTTTTTTAAAATTGTTTTCTTGACAAGCTATTCGTGTTCTGCGTAGTCAACGGATAAGTATTCTATTTTTGTTATCCACCCTTTCGGTATAGCAATAGCGCCACCACCTGATATGTCATCTTTGTCTTTACTATAAGATCGCATAATAATTACTTTCTCTTTATTATTGTGAATTAACCAACCAACTTCTTGACATGTTGCTAAAGGAGCGTTCATAACGTCCTTTATATCTAGCCATCCTGTCTCTGTATCACGGGCATCGAGCCACGTTACACGGACCATTGGTACTTTCTTAATGTCAAAGGTCATATTTCTGATTGCACATTACACGAAATTTGCCTATAATCATATAAATAATTAGGCTTACTTCTCAAGGCCAGCCTCCTTGCCATAGACAATCACATAAATTGCAGTTAATAAGGAGATTATGCTCAAAGGATTAAAAGGGATTTTAGAAAAAGCTGTGCAAGTTGCAGCACCTATTATCGGTGGATCTATGTTTGGCCCATTTGGAGCAGCAGCAGGATCAGGAATAGCATCCCTACTTACAGGAAACAAACCAAAAGATGCTTTAATTTCAGCAGGCTTATCTTATGGTGGTTCCAAGCTTGGCTTTTTACCAGGGGGTGGACAAACAGGCGGTGTAAAACAACCAATGCAAGAAGTTATAGCAGCTTCTTCAAGGCAACCATCTTTGTTTGGATCAAGTCCTTCAGATATTATACAAAAAGCACAACAAGCTGATAAAAAAGGTATTTTAGAAAATTTATTTGGAAAGACAGTAGACTTTCTTGGAAAAAAATCAGGCAAGGACGGAGAAGGACCATCCTATGGCGCACAAATTTTAGCAACAGGTTTACCCGCTGCTTTATCTTACATGGCAGCTTTAGAAGATGCAAAAAAAGCAGGAGTTGATGATCCAAGTGAATACATGAGTGCGGTTGATAAATTATATGGTGGACAGTTTGCTCCTCCTCCAGAAGATAGAAGAATTAAGAATTTACTTTTTCAAGGTATAGGTGGTGACGGTCAACCTATTTATGCAAATCAAGGCGGTATTATGAATGCGCAACAACCCGTTCAATATTCCGCAGCTACAGGACAAGGTATTATGGGTATGGCAAAAGGTGGAGATGTATTTCCAAGAAAAACAGGTCAAATAGAAGGACCTGGTACAAAGACAAGTGATTCAATACCTGCAATGTTAAGTGATGGCGAGTTTGTACAACGAACTGACGCTGTTAATGGTGCAGGGGTAATGATGGGAGCAACAAATGCAAAAGAAGCAAGAGAAAAAGGAGCGGACTTTATGTATGCACTACAAGATAAACTTGCTAAAATAGGTCAGAAGGTAGCGTAATGGCAGAACAGACAACAACACAAATATCAAGAGAAGCTCCATATTTGGAGGATTATAGACGTCGATTATTAGAAGGTACATTTAAATTAGCAGATCAACCTATTCAACAATATCAAAGAGGCATTGCAGGTTTTGCACCAACAGAAGCGGCAGCTTTTACTGAAGCAGCAAGACAAATGGGCATTGACCCTACAACAGGTGCACGAACAGGTGTAGCATCTTTTGAACCTTTTATACAACAAGCGCAAGCAACGATGGGACTTGGTATTCCTTCTCTTCAACAGGCACAAACACAATATGACCCTTCAACAGGTAATAGACAAAATTTCATGAATCAGTATCAGGCTGACGTAACTCAACAAGCATTAAAACAATTAGATGAAGAAGCGGCTAAAGCAAGTGCGCAATTAGCAGGACAAGCAACAAAAGCAGGTGCGTTTGGTGGTGCAAGATACGGTGTACAACAAGCAGAATTGGCAAAAAATTTACAGGACATAAAATCAAAAAGAATATTTGAAGATTTATCAAGAAACTTTATGCAAGCACAACAAGCGGATATTGCAACAAGTGAGTCAGCAAGAGCAAGACAACTGCAAGCGGCTCCTGTATACGGTCAACTTGGTCAAGGTATTGGTCAATTAGGTGCACAACAATTTGGTCTTGGTCAACAAGGCATTGGAAGCTTATTAAGCGCAGGTCAAACTCAACGTACAAGAGAGCAAGCGATTGAAGACGAGTTATTTAGATTTAGAACAGGAGCGGCTCAAGAACCACGAACAAGATTAGGATTTACAGCAGATATACTAGCGGGTGTGCCTTCCGTTCAACAAACGGTTACACAACAGCCTATACCATATACTAATCCTTTAGCAGCAGCTGTGGGATCAGGTCTCACAGGACTTGCTGGTTTAGGTGCTTTCTATAAAGGATCATAATGGCAGATTCTATTTTTAATAGACCTATGTTTGCAGCAGGTCAGTATGCGGATCCTGTAACACCTAAAAAAGGAGCTCCAACAGAACAAGTCAAATTTGGTTTTGATGACATTTATAAATCTGATT